TGAGTTGGCATATCGGTACAGGACTCGAACAGCACGGCCACGCCGCAGGCGTGGCAAACAACAGCCCAGTGGGCTGTTGGTTAGCCTGCGGGTTCCATTCCTTAGGAATGTCTACCGGGGAACCTTCTGCCGCTGTTCAAAACAGCGGATTTTTTTATTTGGTGGGCGTGCTCAGTGGGACTCGAACAGCACACCATTATTTTCTGCTAAAAAAGCATGTGCAGAACACCTCTGGCCGGAACGGCTCCTGTGTGCTCTGCACATGCTTTTTATTGTTTGGTATCCACCCGAACGGTCAGCGCCTCATCTGCTGCAGGATCTGTGCGATCTCTGCGCTGGAATAGCCATCCTGCCGCAGTGCGGTGCTGATGCTGGTATCGCTCTTGCCCTGGCTGCGCATCAGCATGGCCATGTAGGGCACCGTCACATTCCGGGAGGTGTCACTGCCCAGACGGGTGGCAGTGCCCGTGCTGCGGTTGGCTGTACCGGAGGACGTACTGCCCGTGCCAGTGCCGCCAGTCTTACTGCCTGCCGCCGTGCTGCCAGCGCGGCTTGCTTTCTGCGCTGCATTGGACTTTTTCAGGTTCCACTCGCCCAGTGCGATGTTCAGCTTCTGGCTTGTGACATCGTTGTTGAATTTCTGCTGGTTGAGTTTGTCCTGATACTCCCGCTCGCTCGTCTCGTTCTCGTAGCGCTGCTGGTTCAGGCTGTCCTGATACTGACGCTCCTGCAGCTGCTGGTTCCACTGAGTGTCCGCACGGTTTGCCTCGTACTGACGGTTGCCGGAGTAGATGTTGTAGCCGGTATTCAGCAGGCCGCTCAGCATGGAGCCAACGCCCGTGGTGCCGCTGAGAACGATCTGCACCGCATCGCCCAGCACACCCAGCACGGTCATCACATTGCTGAACACCTGCTGGCGGCGTGCTGCCTGCTGCTGTTCCTGCGCGGAGTAATAATCGTGCAGGGTGCCCAGCTGGCTCAGATAATCCTGATACGCGCCGTAGTCCTGCGCATAGGCGTTGTTGTATGCTTCGCCCTTCTGCTGCAGCTGGGTGTAGTAGTCCGAGAGCTTGTTGTTGTACTGCTGCTGGGCATCCTGTTCGCTGTTGTTCAGCTGATCCAGCTGGCTCACCAGCTCGTTGCCGCCGCTGGTATACGTATCCAGTGCCAGACTGTACAGCGTGGGGATGGCGCTGCTCAGCGCGCCGATCTGCTGCTGATACGCCTGCTGGGCGGCGCTCGTGGCATAGCTGGAGCCATAACCGCCGGTCAGGGCTGCAGCCTGCGCCGCAGCATCTGCGCTGGCATTGCGGGCGTTCTGCAAATAGTTCTGCTCGTACTGGCGGTAGAGCGGATCCTTGGTGTAGCTGTACTGGAAGCTCTCACGCTGCAGCAGCTGGTTCAAAAGCTGGTCGATCCGCTCCTGATAGCTGCTCTGATAATCGCCCGGACGGTTTGCCTGCCACTCCTTCAGCGCATCTGCGGCATCCGTCACGGTCTGGCTGGGCTTGTAGCTGGAATTTGCCAGCGCGTTTTCCACCTCCGAGCGGCTGTCCAGTCCCGCTGCCGAATAGCCGCTCTGCACGGCAGGCTGGCCGCTGCCCTCCGTCTGCGCCTGCACAGCGGCAAGCGCTTCGTCCTTTTTCTTTCTGTTTGCCATATATGATCCTTTCCTTATAAATTCTGCAGTTTCGTGCGCATCTCGTCGGACATGTTCTCAACGTCCAGATTGCTCAGCACATACTGCAGCTGTTCCTGCATCTGGTACAGGTAGCTGCGCAGGGCGCGGGCATCCTCCGGGTCCATGTTCTCGCTGAGCTTGGGCAGGCCGATCTTGTTAATGCCCATCACGCTTGCCATTCGTCACACCTCCCCGCCTGCAATGCCGCCCTTGGCAGCGGCCATTGTTTTTGCAATGCTGCGCAGGGTGATCTGTCCCCTGCCCTTCAGGCGCAGCCGCAGGGTGCCTCCGGGGCACAAACGGCAGATCAAAGCTGCGCCGCTTGTCCTGTGCCGTCAGGCTTGCCACCGTCTCCCATGGGCCGCCGTCATAGCTGGCGGCCACCTCCACCGTACTGCTGCACTCGGCATCCAGCCGCAGCGTCAGTCGGGAAAGATACCGGTCCTCGGCCCCGTCCAGCCCAATGTCACCAGTGGTCAGCTCAAAGTTCAGCTTTTCCTCCACACCGTCGGTGGCCTGCCAGTCCGCTTCGCGGCTGGGATCTGCGGCCCACAGTGCCTGCCCGTCCCACAGATAAAGCTGTCCGCCGGTGCTGGTCATCTCGTAGGAGCACACGTTTTCTTCGCTCCAGAGCGCGCGCTCGGTATCGTACACCAGCAGCCTTGCCGTATTTTCGCCTGCCGCCGTGCGGGCCACATGCAGGTAATAGCGGCCATCCAGCGCACTGCCCACCGCGCTCTGCACATTGGCCAGTCGGCCCGAATCCAACGCGCCTGACACTTTTGTTGGAATGCTGCCGTCCCATGCCATCACACCGTCCGGCGAAAGATAATAGAGCGTCTCGTTCAGCACACACAGGCTGCGCGCCGCGTTTTTGGCAACGCCCCGGCAGCGCAGCGAGGTGAGCTGAAAATCCGAAGGCTTGGAGCCATAGAGCTTGTGCAGTGTGTTCTCCTTAAAGAACAGCGCATAGCCCATGCATGTGGCCGCACCGGTAAACGCACCATCGCTGCCCACCGTCACTGCGTAGCTGTCTGCCGCAATGCCCCGGTAGGAAAACCAGTTGGTGGGGTCGCCTAAGCGGCAGGCATAGATCACGTTTTCCTTGCTGCTGCAGCCCCATACCCGGTTGTCGCACTCGGTAACGTAGTCCAGATCCGGCACGCGGCGTTCCATCCGCACCGGCGTGCTCACCGCAAAGCTGCGTGTCTCCTTGCCGTCCAAGCTGGTCCACTGGGCGCTCTCGGCGCTCTGCACCAGCGTGCCGTAAACATGATCTCCCTCCGGGCTTACCCGCACGCGCAGCCCGTTTTCCAGCACATCGTAAACTACCAGATCCCCGTCCAGCTTTGTCCACATGCCAGCCTGCTGTGCTGCCGTGCCCTGCACGGTCACGGTGTCCCACTGGGCAAATAGCCTCTGCGCGCCCGCCGCTGTGATGCGGCAGTATTCCAGCGGCACTGCCGTCCAGTTGCCGGAGGATGCGCTGTACTCTTCCAGTGTGCTGGTGCTGGCCCATGGGTGCTCCTCGTCCTCCACCTTCAAAAAGAGCTGTCCGTCTGCAGGCTTCTCCGGTTCCTCCTTGCCGTAACCGCTCACCTCGTAGGCCTTGCCCGCAGCATCGCAGGGTGCAAACTGCACGCTCTGTCCCTCTGCCTGCCATACAGCTCCCAGTGCCGAAACACTTCCGTCCGCTGTATCAAAGGCTACCTTGTCCGGGAAGATCAGGATTTTTGTACCAATGCCCACCAGTGCCTTTTTGCCGTCGGTCACTGCCTCGGTGCAGGTCACCGGGTTCACGCCGTCGGCATCCGGCGTGTAGATCAGATCCTTCCCGCAGACGGTCAGCAGCCCGTTCAGGTGATACATGCCGTTCAGCCCGGTCAACTCCCTCAGCTTGCGGCGCGGCTTGCGGGTGCTCAGCGCCGGGAAATCCCGGGCAGAAAAATTCACGCCCGCGCTGTACTCTGCTTCCGAGCAGGCATAGGTCTCGTTCAGCCCGCCGAATACCCGCACAAGACTGCGGCTGTTCTGCAGCTTCGCTCTGTTTGCCAGAACCATGCTCTCACCTCCTTACCAGCGCCACTGGGCACCCGTCAGGGTCGGGTAGCTGCGCCGCAGCCACGCCGCCAGATCTGCCAGCAGACTGTTGTACTGGGCCTGCTCCCCGACGTAGCGGTCGGTCTCACCAAGGGCCGCATCGGTCATGGCACACAGATAATGCGGATACAGCGCATCAAAAGGTGCCGGTGCCAGCAGCACATCGTCGTCCTGCAGGCTGTCGTCCCATGCAAGGTCTGCGCCCACATCGTCGTATGCATCTGTGATGCTGTTTTTAAAAAAGCGTTCCCGCAGCATCGCGTCTGCTTCCTTCAGCCACGCCTGCCGGGTGGCCAGCGCAATGCGGCTGCCCGGGCGCAGCTCTTCGGCGCGTTCCAGCGCCTGTCCTACGGTCATATGCTCACTCTCCTTTTTATAAAGGCCCGGCCGGGCAGGCTCCCCAGCCGGGCTTTTTGTCTGTTTCGGGTTTACTGGGCGGCGTTCTCTGCCGCCGCAATGCGGGCGGCGGTCAGCTCATCCTGCATCTGGCTGTGCTCCAGCACCTCGGCCACTTCGGGCGGCACTTCCACCTCCACGCCGCGGCGGATCTTATAGTTCACACCGTTCACGCTGACGAACAGATCGCCCTTGTAGCGGCTGTTATCCTTGAACAGCCGGATGCGCACATTTTTCTTTTCAGCCATGGCTCACGCCTCCTCAGTTTGCAGCAGCGGTGGCGGAATAGCTGGACGCACTTTCAATGCGCACCATGTACTGCTCCACCAGACGCTCTGCCGCACGCATACCCTTCCAGCCCACGGAAGCGCGCTGGTTCAGCGGGTCGTCGCCGTAGCCCAGCTGCTTGACGATGTGCTCCAGACCGCCGCCTTCCAGCTCGGTCACGCCGTAGGCGTGGGCACCCAGCACCAGCGTGCCGAACACAGCCAGACCGTCCGGGCAGGTGGAATCCTTCCAGATCTTGGCCTCGCTGGTCTCGATGAAGCGGATGTTGCCCAGCTTGCCGATCTCGCCGCGGAACATGGTGTCCGGGTCTGCGTACTTGTGCACCTCAATGAACTCCTTGCTGGTCTTCAGGTCGTAGGCGGCGTAGGGGTGGATGATGGCAATGTAGCTGTCGCCGATGGGGTCGGCGTTCATCGCGCCCAGCTGTGCCGCCGCCTGAAAGAACAGCTTCGGGGTCAGGGTGCAGGTCTTGTCCAGTGTCTTGCGGCTGGCAACGGCAGTCTCGGTGCCGTCTGCGGCCAGCTTGGGCGCATAGATCACATTGGTGCCGCCCGCCAGCACATCGCGGGTAATGCTGTCCATGGTGCGGCCTGCCTGACTTGCCAGCACACGGGTGGCCTGCACCACATTGTTGTCAATGGCGGTCATCTGCAGCACGTCGGTCAGCGGAGTCCAGCCGCCGTACTGGTGCAGATCGCTGGTGATGGTGGTCACATTCAGTGCCTGACCGTTCGGGGTCACGCCCTCGGTCAGCGGAGTGGATGCCTTGGGCAGGCTGTCGTACTTGCGGAACTCAATGGTCTTGCCGCCGTTCTGGGGCACAGGGTAGTAGTCCGCAAACTGGTCGTGCACCAGACGCGGCTCTGCCTGATCGATGAGACGCTTCTCGTAGAAGGTCTTCATCTCTTTCGACATGGTAGCGGTGGTGTTCAGGTTTTCCGCAAACAGCTGGATGTTGAAATTCTTGTTCATGCTCATATTCCTTTCTCTTGTAAAATATTCACAATTCGATCTGTGCTCCGTGGAGCACACGGCGTTCCAGTGCTTCGCGCTGGGCGCGGGTCATGCTGGCTACATCCGGGCGGACGGTAGCCGCGCCGCCGGGCCGGATGCCGTTTTCGGTGGGCCGTGCGGCCCGCTGCTGAATGCGTTCCACCACGCCCTGCTCCACAGCCTGCGCTGCAGTGCGCAGGTTTTCGTCGTAGTGGGCCAGACGGTACGCATCCCGCACCCTCATGCCGGGCAGCTGCATCAGGCGGCGCATCTCCGGGCTGCGCAGCTCGTTCTGCAGGTCGAAGTCCGGCTGGCTGCGGCGCATGGCCGCTTCCTCTGCCGCCCAGCGGGCATGCAGGCTGTGCACAGCAGCCTGTGTGCTGCGGGCAAAGCTGGACAGCGGCGGCAGTTCCGGGCGCTGCACAGGCAGTTCCTGCCGGGGCTTTTCCGGCTGCAGCTCTACGGTTTTCTCTGCCGAAGCCTGTGGCACAGCGGGTACTTTTGCCTCGTCCGGCTTCATGGTGCCGGAGGCCACCGCCTGCCGGGTCTGCGCTTCGCTCAGGGCCGGGGGAGCGGCTTCTCCCTCTGCAAAGAGCTGTAGCATAAAGGTTCCCCACGGGTTGCGGCTCCCAGCGTCCACTTCGTGCCTTGAGCGGCACTCGTGTTCTGCTGGCCGCTGCCCCAGCCTCGGCTCCCTGTTTCCGCCGCAGGCGGTGGTCGCCTCCGCTGCAAACAGCTGCAGATCCATCATGCTCTCCTTTCCTCTGCGGCTCACATCTGCAAAGCGGACATTCTCCGGGTAGCGTTCGGCCAGCAGCACAAAGCAGGCTTTGGCCAGCTCAAAGGCACCGCGCACCCATTCTTCGCAGGGCGTATCCACGCTCACTGCCAGACGCGGGCCGTCCGGCTCATCAAAGGCTTCGCTGTGGGCGTTCTCTTCCCCGGCCAGCAGGTACACAAGGCCCTGCATCACGGTGCTGGCTCCTGCACAAACGATGTCCTGCCCGTCAGGCGCATAGCCTGCATGACCGGCAGCTTCCAGCCGGCAGCTCAGCCCGGCGGGGGTATCCATCTCGCTGTAACAAACTTTCATCATAAAATTCACCTCCTTTTTAATGGATGTCCATGGCACGTGCAGCAGCGGCCACCGGCAGGGCATTGCCAAGGCCCGCCAGCTTTACCGCCTGCCCGTCCTTCTGCGCAGACGCACCGCCTGCACTGCGGGCCGGTTCGTCAGGCCCGGTGCCCTGCTGGGCGATCACCGCTGCCATCTGTGCCATCTGCTGCTGCATCCTAGCCAGCTGCTGGGCAAGGGTGCCGTTCTGCCGCACCCTCTGGCGCACCTTCTCAATGCCTTCAAAGTCCATCATTTCCAGTGCCGCAAGGGCGGCATCGGCATTTTCCGGCTTGAAAAAGCCCAGCTGATAGCACTCCTTGGCCGTCTCGTTCTGGGAAAGACGGCTGAAGGTGCTCTTCTTGGCGGCGCTCACCACGATGTCAAAGATCGGCTCCCGGCTGCCCAGTTCCACGCCGCCCACGCTGCCGCCGGGCACCGCCCGCAGCGCCTGCGCCGAGAAGGGCACGAACCGACTCTCGCCGCTTTCGCCCACGATGCGGAATACCCGCTGCTCGTCGTAGAACTGGCGCATCAGCTCGATGATGAGATAGCACTGCTTTGCAAAAGCACGGTAGGCGCTCTTGAGCATATCGCGGCTGAGTTTGCTGCCTGCCTCCTGCAAGGCCGCAATGGCGCTGGCTGCGGTCACACCTCCGGCAGTGCCGCCCTGCGTCATGTCCCGGTTGCCGCTGATCTCCTTCAGCTCCTCAATGCGGCTCTGGCGGTAACTCAGGCTGTTGCCCTGCAGGCCCGCCGTCTGCAGCGGACGGAAACTGTCGTCGTTGAGCCGTCCCACCACATGCACGATGTCCCGGCTGAAATCGGCCAGCTCTTCCTCGTTGACCCCCGCCGTGTCGCTGAGCACATACCGCTGCTTTGCACTCAGCAGCACGTTCTCGTCCATGGCATGGTTCATCTTGTCAATGGCGGTCTGGCAGTCCTTCATCACATCGATGTAGCCAAAGCCCGCCGGGCTGTCCTCCTCCACGAACAGCGGGTCAAATACAAAGGGGTACTGCCCGTGGTCGTACAGGCCGCTTTCTGCCAGCGCCGGGTCGTTCTGGCTGGCGTACAGCACCACGCCGTTGCAGAACTTGCAGTAGTGCAGCACCATGCGCCCCGTTTCATCCGGGCGCTTGTAGTACCAGTCCACCACCACGCTCTTGGAACTGGTGTCCTGCCCTTCATCGTGGATGTACCGGGGCACGTCCAGCACGCTGGCGGTGTGTCCTGCCAGCTGCGGGTACTGCGCGCACAGCCGGGCCGTGTCCTCAAGGCTCAGGCTGAAAAAGTCCGGCGATGCCTGAATATCCGCCACGCCCGGCTCCCAGTAGAGCATCAGCAGGTTC